AAGTGCTGTGATCCTGTTACAGGTTATCTATACTTCATGGATAACTTCTTTATGATACAGCATCCCACAAAGGGTAGTATGATATATCATCCATATGGATATCAAAAACGATTAATCAACACATATCATAACTATCGTTTTAGCATAAGTTTAATGCCACGACAGTCAGGTAAATCAACAAGTGCTGCTGGTTACCTGTTGTGGTATGCTATGTTTGTACCAGACAGTACGATTCTTATTGCAGCACACAAGTACACTGGTGCACAAGAGATTATGCAGCGTGTTCGCTATGCATATGAAAACTGCCCAGACTATATCAAAGCAGGAGTTACAACTTATAACAAAGGCTCATTGGACTTTGAGAATGGCAGTCGTATTGTAAGTGCTACAACAACTGAAAATACAGGTCGTGGTATGAGTATTACACTATTATACCTAGACGAGTTTGCGTTCGTTAGACCAAGTATTGCTAAAGAATTCTGGACTGCTATCACTCCTACATTGTCAACTGGTGGTAAAGCGATTATCACTAGCACCCCTAATAGTGATGAGGATCAGTTTGCCTTCATTTGGAAGGGTGCTAATAAAACTGAAGATGAGTTTGGCAACACAACTGATTTAGGTATCAATGGCTTTAGAGCATATAGAGCATACTGGGACGAACAGCCAGGCAGAGATCAAAAGTGGGCTGATGAAATGAAAGCACAGCTTGGTGAGGATCGTTTCAACCGAGAAATTGGTTGCGAGTTCATTATTGCAGATGAAACACTTATCAATCCAAACACATTGATAGCACTAGAGGGAATAGAACCTATAACTAGAATGGGGCAAGTGCGTTGGTATCAAAAGCCATCAAAGGGTAACATCTATACAGTAGCACTAGACCCAAGTCTAGGTACAGGTAGCGACCCAGCAGCAATTCAAATCTTTGAAGCAAATACTGCTACCCAAGTTGGTGAATGGAAACATAATAAAACAGATATTCCCACACAGATTAAATTGATGGCACAGATTAACAAATACATAGCTGAATGTACAAATGAACCAAACAATATCTATTATAGTGTAGAAAATAATAGTATCGGAGAAGCATCACTAGTATCACTAAATGAATATGGGGAAAGTAATATCCCTGGAATATTTATCAGCGAACCGGGTAAAAAGCGTAAGGGGTTTAATACCACAAACAAAAGCAAGTTAACCGCTTGTGCTAAATTCAAGACATTACTAGAAAGTAAGAAACTAACTATAAATAGTCGCAGTCTTATCAGCGAATTAAAAGCATTTGTAGCCCACGGTGGCAGTTATGCTGCTAAGATTGGGGATACCGATGATTTGGTTATGGCCAGCTTATTAAGTGTTAGAATGATACAAGAACTAGGGGCCTATCACTTTGAATTAGACAACTATGTGCGTGATCATGAAGAAATGGTTGCTCCCCTACCATTCTTTGCGGTAATAAGTTAATATTAAGATAAATACTTTATGGCAATAACTCAAGAAACCCTTAACAAAAAACTCTATAGGATCTTATCCAAGTATAAGCCAAAACCATTGGATTCTAATGGTAAGGTTACTCCTATGGAGGATGAAGCAGACGTTTTTAAATTTACATTCACACAAGACGGCACCGACTATGGCAATGTTTTTGCTACAGTAGATGACCAACGAAACTTGATCTTATATTACGGAGATGATGTAGGAGAAAGTTCACAGTGGTTAGATTTTGTTGAAGAATTAAAAACTTGGAAAAATCTAAATGGTTTCAAAGGTTGGCAAGCAAAAGATACAGACCAATTACAGGGCGACATGTCTCGGAGAACACATATGAAAAAGAAAGACAGCTTAGGCGAAGGTTACTACCCAATGGGTAAAAAAGCAAGTTACAGCGATAGTATCCCTAGCGTAAAAATCGTTATTGAACACAGTCGTGCAATTGAAGAGGGTGAACAACGCTATCGTAACATCAATAGAATTTTCCTAGAGAATCAATTAGGTGAAAGATATTTACTTGATACTAAGAAGCCCGGCATTGCTCGTGTATATGCTAGACATATTGCTGAAGGTGGTAAAGTTAATGATGACCGTTGGAGTCACATTGGTAGTCTTTGTGAAGAATATACCAAGATGGCTGGATTTGTTCGTGCTACACGTAATGGTCAGTTCAATGAATCAGCACAACAACTAGTTAATGAGGGTTTAGAACACTATCAAAGTTTACGTGAATCATTAAGCCGCATGACTGGTAAGCGTGGATACAACGCATACTTTGAAAGCTGGACTCCATCATTGATGGAAGCTGAAGGTGAAGAGTCTACCCTAAATGAATTGTTTGTACAAGAAACACTAGACCCGCGCATTGAAAGCGTAATGCCAATATTGAATAGAATACACAAGAAAGTTTCTGAATCAACTGTTGATAAAGAGATGAGCAAGTTAGCAGAGTGGGCTGATAGTTTAACCGAAGAAGAAAGTTTAACAAGTAACAATCCAGTTGGCATCCCTGAAGAGGAAGAATTAGAAGAATCTGAAATGGATGAAAGCGCATTACAAGCATACTTAGGTGACAAGAAGTATGGTGAAAAGGGCATGGATGCATTGCGTGACGCAGGTCGCAAACATGTTAGTAAAGAAAAAATGCAAAAAATTCGTGCTAAATTTAGTAAAAAAGAAAAAGTAGAAGAAGACCAACTTGATGATGCACAAGATAAGATTCGTCATTTAATGCAAAAATATCACTGGTCTCGTCAAGAGGCAATAGAACATCTATACTCAGATGAAACTGACGATAGTGATTGGGAAGATTCACGTTTTGAAAAGGTTCCAGTTAAAGAAACAGACATGGCTCAAGCAGATAGTTCATTATACAGAAACAACAGAGAACAACCCAATGACAAGATGGATCACTTTAAAGCCCTAGATAAAGCTGCAAAGATGATGGGATATGCTCATTTTATGGATGTACCTGACGATGAAGTTGAAAGACATAAGGCAATAGTTAGAAAATTGAGAGCCGGAGAAGAAGTAGATGAAGGTGATGTTGGTGCGGCAATTGGAAAAGCAGTTGGTACTGTTGCCGGAGCAGAATTTGGACCAGCCGGTTCAATGGCTGGCGGCGCAATTGGTAGTAGTATTGGCGACCAAATTACTGGTGAATCTACTGATGAAGAAGGCAACGATGACCACGAAATTGTTAGTCCTGGAATGAAAACTCAATACGGAACCATAGTCTCTGTAGACGGAAACGATGTCACAGTCAGAACATCAACCGATGAATTTACTACTATGGATATTCGTGATATTAAGCAAGCCTGGACAGAAGATTTAGATGCCAATCAAAAACGTGCAGGTCAATTAGGTCCAACAGAAAAAGTTAAAAACAATAATATAGGTAAACTAGTTGGCGCTAATGAAAACTTTATCAACACTGTTGACCAAGCAGTTGTATCTGAAGAAGATGAAATGGCTGAAAGTATTCTTAGTGCAATTAAAAAAGCCGGTAAGAAAGCACTTGACGTTGTTGCACCCGGTGATGACGAATTGCTAAATCGTTTGGATAAAGATGTACACGGTGGCAAGGTTCCAAACAGATACAATTCTGATTCAGAGTCAGATGAAAAACATCCAGCTGATGACGAATTAGACCGTATCTTACAGATTATGAAGCACAGAAGATAAGGGTAAATTGCTTATCAAAAATCTCACTTAAAAGGTGAGGTTTGCCATATAAGGGATAAATACACTTGACATGAGAAGAAAGTACTGCTATACTTACTCATCGTGTTAGTTACTTCATGGTGAAGTAGCGAATATAAAAAACGAGACCATCTCAATTTATAAGGAAATATTATTATGGCTTCACTTCAAGAAATCCGCGCACGTATCTCAGCGCAAGAAAACAAATCAAGCAACAAGGGTTCTAACACCCAATCAGACAACTCAGTTTACCCCCACTGGAATATGGACGAAGGCTCAACAGCTTCTATTCGTTTCTTACCCGATGGCGACAGTAAAAATGAATTCTTCTGGGTTGAAAAACAAATTATCAAACTTCCATTCAATGGAGTTAAAGGTCAACCTGATATGAAGAAGGTTGATGTACAAGTTCCATGTATGGAAATGTATGGTGACAGTTGCCCAATCTTGGCAGAAGTTCGTCCTTGGTACAAGGATGAGACACTGAAAGAAATGGCTAACAAATATTGGAAGAAACGTAGTTACTTGTTTCAAGGTTTTGTTCGTCAGAACCCAATCGGTGCAGACACTACACCAGCAAATCCTATTCGTAGATTCATTATTAGTCCACAAATTATCCCAATCATCAAGAGTGGTTTGATGGATCCTGAAATCATGGAATTACCAACTGACTATCTTAAAGGTCTTGATTTTACAATTAAGAAAACTAGCAAAGGTGGTTATGCTGATTACTCAACTAGTAATTGGTCACGCCGTGAGTCAGCATTGACCGAAGCAGAAGCAGCAGCAATTGAAGCACATGGATTGCATAATCTAGCTGACTTCTTGCCTAAGAAACCTTCAGAAGCTGAATTGCGTATCATCAAAGAAATGTTTGAAGCAAGTGTTGACGGTCAACAGTATGATCCAGAACGTTGGGGTCAATACTATCGCCCATGGGGAGTTGACGCTCCGGCAGGTTCGTCTGCACAAGCAGCGCCAATGGCAGCAAGAGTTGCACCAGCAGCAGCAGCAAGTTTACCCGCTTGGGAAGATGATGTTGCAACAGCAGAAGCATCTTTTGCAAGTTCTCCTGTAGTAGTTCCTACAGCAAGTCCTTCAAGTGACAAGGCACAAGACATTCTAGCAATGATTCGTGCTAGACAAAAGTCTTAATCTATATAGGGGCTTAGGCCCCTATCTTAGGAGAACACTATGACAATGCCAGATGAAAGATATCGTGCTATTAAGCAAGGTAAAAAATTATTAGAGGAATTATGTGATCCTGGTCGTACTCCCAGAGTACCTAGTTTAGTCAGAGACCGAGCAAGGGCTGCATTAAGACACTATCCACAAGATTGGGAAATTGATTCAATGGCTGATAAATGTCCCGATATGCTTGATAAAGTTTCGTTTAATGATAGAATGTATCTAAACGGCACTACAAACCGATAAACAAAAGAAAGAGAGATTATCAATGGCAAAACCATTTGACGTATCAAAATTTAGAAAAGAAATTACTAAGTCAATTGAAGGACTTAGCATAGGATATAACGACCCAACTGATTGGGTCAGTACAGGAAATTATGGGCTCAACTATCTCATTAGTGGTGATTTTAACAAAGGCGTACCTCTTGGTAAGGTTACTGTCTTTGCCGGAGAGTCTGGATCAGGTAAATCATTCATCTGCTCCGGAAACCTCGTTAGACACGCACAACAACAGGGAATCTATGTTGTCTTAATTGACAGCGAAAACGCATTAGATGAAAAATGGCTACATGCATTGGGTGTAGATACAAGCGAAACTAAATTGCTTAAACTAAACATGGCTATGATTGATGATGTGGGTAAAACTATATCAGAATTTATGAAGGGTTACAAAATTATACCTGAAACAGACAAGCCAAAAGTATTGTTTGTGGTTGACAGTCTTGGTATGTTATTGACTCCAACTGACGTTAATCAGTTTGAAGCAGGTGATATGAAAGGTGACATGGGTCGTAAGCCTAAAGCACTAACAGCACTTGTTCGTAACTGTGTTAATATGTTTGGTAGTCACAACGTTGGTCTAGTAGCAACTAATCACACATATGCAAGTCAAGATATGTTTGATCCAGATGACAAGATTAGTGGTGGTCAAGGATTCGTTTACGCAAGTTCTATTGTAGTTGCTATGAAGAAACTTAAACTAAAAGAAGATGAAGATGGTAACAAAGTTTCAGAAGTAAATGGTATTCGTGCTGCTTGCAAGATTATGAAAACTCGGTATGCTAAACCTTTTGAAACAATTCAAGTTAAGATTCCATATGAAACAGGCATGAGTCCATACAGTGGATTGACTGATATGTTTGAGAAATCTGACGCATTGAAAAAAGAAGGTAATAGTTTAGTTTACACAACTGAAGATGGTGAAATTCTTAAAGCGTTTCGTAAAGGTTGGGAAGCTAACAAAGATGGCATACTAGATAAAGTAATGTTAGAGTATACTGGAAAAACTAAAAAAGTGATAAGTATTGTAACACCTGAGGAGGAGGTTACAGAATGAGTTTAGATATCATATCAGAAGTTTGGGATGCATTGCGTGAGCATATTGACTTGAATGAACGCGGTGATGCGGCTGATACTTTAATTAATTTTTTAATAGACAACAACTATGAAGTAGATGATATCAAAGATTCCTTTAAGGACAAAGATATTATTAAGGCTTTGAAGGGGTATGCTGAGGCACATTTTCAAGAAGAAGAATACGAAGAATACGATGAAGATGAAGATGAAAGTTACGACTAATGAATTGGTACACCCGTATATCAGTCAACTTGGCTGAGATACCCGATTTTATTCAGCACTTTGAGACTGAATTGGATAACGCTAAAAAAGAGGTAAAAATACACGGTAATGTTGAAAAGAACATTGCTGCAATACCCGGTGTCACAGAACACAGATTTAACCAATTGCAAGAAGTAGAAGCGGTACTCAACTACTTGAATATTCAATTACGGAAAATTCGCCGAAAACATTTTCAAAAATATTTAGAAGCGTATAATAGAGCATTGACAAGCCGTGATGCTGAAAAGTATGTAGATGGCGAAGATGAAGTAATTGAATACGAAGTATTGATTAACGAAGTAGCATTACTTAGAAATCGTTGGCTTGGTATACTGAAGGGCCTTGAAGCTAAACAATGGCAGATGGGACATATCGTGCGGTTACGCACTAGTGGCATGGAAGATATTACAATTGGCTAATTCAAACGCAAAACAACTTAACGTTATTGGTTCTGGTAGTGGTGGATATAGTGCAATCACACTAGGAAACATTCAACCGGTTAATCCGATTACTATAGGTACATTGAAAGGTGCTACTGCCAACTTGAATAGTGGCATGAATAGTAGCGACATAGATTGGGACTGGAATCTATTTAATTCTACTGATAATGTGAAAAAATATGAAGTGTTTGACACTACAGAGGATATTCTAGCACTTAGCGTTACTTGGCATAGACTACGACCTTTAGTAAGTCACGGTATTAATAACATAATTAATCCTGGCGATAGACCAACTAAACTTACTGATGAAATTTTATTTAAACAAATGACTCAGGAAGATAGAGAACGTGCCAATGTTATCCGTGATTACTACAGCAAGAAAATTATGATGTTTGCCTTGCGTGGTCAGCATTTAACCAAATTCAGAAAAGACTTGAGTACATTTGTTCATGGTGACAGTCAAGTGGTCAAAGAAGAAATGATGCCGTTGGTGTATCGTTTACCTGAATTCTATGATTATGATATTGAACTTGAAGAAATGTTTAGAGATTTAAACACTACTTTTCAAGGTTCTCGTATTGCGTCAGCCAAAATTTTATCACTTACTCCAATAAAGAAATTTACAGTAAAACGTAAAAGTAGAAAATTTGTAGAATATTGGTTGAAAGACGAAAATAATATTGCTTACAAAATTGAAATTGATACCAGCAATGAATTACTACATTTATGGGATCACTTTTTTGAAAAAAAATCAGTGACACTAGACAGCATAAGCAAATTCACCGAGCGTGATGGAATAGGTTATAACAAGCTATTTAAATGGAGTATTGCTGACTTTTCTAAAATTTGACATTAAATGGATTTGGGTCTATAATAGAGTCTTATTCAGTCAAAAGGGGTTGTTCATGGGTTACAAAGTTGTTGCTGACAAGTATCAAATGGATCAAATGCGTACTAAGTATGGTCCACGCAAGGGTTTAGAAGGTCCCTTCAACTTCTCAGGACAAGTGTTGTATTATGACAACAAAGAGGGTGCCTATTATGACCCAACTACTGACTTTTATGTGGAACAAGCTGAAATGAACATTATCCATCAGCGAATTGTTGACGTCCTGAAGGCTTGACAATAAATGATTTCGGGTATATAATAGAGTCTTATTCAGTTAATTAAAGGGTTTTATCTATGTCAACTATTCGCATTCTCTCAGGTTCTTATCGCAATCAACCTGTAGTTGATGAAGTGTTTACGCTAGTCAAAGGATTTCAGACAGGTAAAAAAGGTAACTATGTTACTGTAAGAAATGAAGGTCAATTTGCTATTGCAATTGATGAAGTCAAGGTTAAAGTAGATACAATTGAGGATATTGAATTTATGAATGGAGAAGCAGTGATTGGTAATACAGTAGAGTTTAAAGTAAAGCACGAAGTGCCCTCAGAAACTGAGGAAGAGGCAATGAATCGTATTGCCGAACGTTTTAGCATTTTGGATGAAATGTCTCGTGCATGTATCAGTGGTGACATTCGTGCAATGATTGTTGCAGGCCCTCCTGGAGTTGGTAAGAGTTATGGTGTTGAGACACAAATGGAAAAAGCTAGCATGTTTGACAAAATTGCCGGCAAGCGGGTACGTTTCAATGTTGTTAAAGGTGCAATGACTGCACTTGGATTGTACGCACAATTGTACAAATATTCTGACAGCAAAAATGTACTGATTTTTGATGACTGTGACAGCGTGTTCGCCGATGAGTTGGCATTGAACATTTTGAAAGCAGCATTGGATTCAGGTAAGACTCGCAAGATTTGCTGGAACAGTGACAGTCGTTTGTTACGTGATGAAGGTATCCCAAATCAATTCAATTTCAACGGTAGTGCTATTTTCATTACCAACTTGAAGTTTGACAATATCAAAAGCAAAAAGTTGCAGGATCACTTGGAAGCACTGCAAAGTCGTTGTCACTTTTTGGACTTGACTATCAATAGCGAACGTGACAAAATGTTGCGTATCAAACAGGTACATCGTGATGCTGATGGTGGTTTGTTCAAAGACTATGATTTTGAAGAATCTAAGACTGATGAAATTCTTGCATTCATGTGGGAAAATCACGGTAAGTTGCGTGAATTGAGTTTGCGTATGTGTTTGAAAATTGCTGACCTAATTAAGATCAGTCCTACAAATTGGAAGAATCTTGCCCGTACTACTTGTATGAAGGCGGCGTAAGTAATTGTGTTAGTTTAATTTATAAAGGGTTAATTTATGTTTAATGATATTCGTTTTATTGCTGCTATGCGTACATTGGCAGTTGTTGCAGCCGCAGTAGCAGGTGCAGTGGTTTTTAATGTAGCACTTGTATATGGTGGTTATCAGTTTATTATGTTTGCACTTGTAGTAGGTATACTGTATCTAGCAATTTCCGAGATGTATAGCGTTATGCTATATAAAGTAAAACAAGAGCAGGAGTTAAAAAAACTCACTGACAGTATTGATAATATCACCAACAAATAAGGTAGATAATACAAAAAGGGACGTAAGTCCCTTTTTGCCATTATTGTTGCAATCGTATAGCCAACTATGCTATACTAAGTACTAATATGAAACAATGTAAAATAATCGTCAAGGATGAGGTCAATGTAAAAATTGAAGGGCTTGAACTAACTGAACGCAAAGCATTGGTTAAAATGTTTGAGTATGATGTACCCGGTGCAAGATATCTTCCCGCTGTGCGTCTTGGTAGATGGAATGGTAAAGTAAGTTTCTTTAGTCTTGGCGGTTCAAGCTATGTTAATCTACTGCCTGAAATACTACCATTCATTGATACCAGAGGCTATGATATTGAACTAGAGGACCTGCGCACATATAGTACGACATTCAATTTTGCTGAAGTGTCCGAGGATACATTCAAACATAAGAATTGGCCAAAAGGTCATCCTATTGAAGGACAACCTGTTGTATTGCGTGACTATCAGATATCAATCATTAATGAATTCTTAAAGAACCCGCAATCACTGCAAGAGATTGCTACTGGTGCAGGTAAGACGCTAATCACCGCAGCACTCAGTTGGTCTATTGAAAGTTATGGTCGCAGTATTGTTATCGTACCTAACAAGAGTTTAGTAACACAAACAGAAGCAGATTACATTAATCTTGGTCTAGACGTAGGTGTATACTTTGGTGATAGAAAAGAATTTGGTAAGACACACACAATCTGTACATGGCAAAGTCTTAACAATATGCTTAAGAAAACAAAAGCAGGTGAAGCAGAAGTTGAGATTGGTGACTTCTTAGAAGGTGTGGTTTGTGTCATGGTAGACGAGGTTCACATGGCAAAGGCAGATGCACTAAAAGAATTACTCACTGGTGTAATGAGCAACATCCCTATTCGTTGGGGATTAACTGGTACTATTCCTAAAGAAAAGTTTGCAAGTCAAGCTATCTTTATTAGTCTTGGCAATGTCATTAACAAACTATCAGCTAGTGAATTACAAGATAAAGGCGTATTAGCACAGTGTCACGTAAACATTGTTCAACTACAAGACGGAGTTGAGTTTAGCAACTATCAAAGTGAACTAAAACATTTACTTGAAGATGATAAACGATTAGACAAAATTTCTCAATTGATTGATACAATTAAAAATAGTGGTAACACATTAATACTTGTTGATAGAGTAGCAGCCGGCAAGGAATTGCACAACAGATTGGCTGAACGATTACGTGACTTTAAAACAGAATATGATGTTGTATTCGTATCAGGTAATACTGGCATGGATGAACGTAAAGAACAATATGATGAGGTTGCAACAGCAACTAATAAAATCATTATAGCAACGTATGGTATAGCAGCAGTTGGTATTAACATTCCCCGAATCTTTAATCTTGTTCTTATTGAACCGGGTAAGAGTTTTGTCAGGGTAATACAAAGTATTGGGCGTGGTATCCGTAAAGCGGAAGATAAGGACCATGTGGAAATTTGGGATATTACGTCAAGCTGCAAGTTTGCTAAACGGCATCTTACACAAAGAAAAGCATTCTACAAAGAAGCTGCATACCCGTTTGACGTAGAAAAGTTGACATACCGATAAAATTATGATACAATAAGAACATGAATATATTACTACTTGATAACATAAGATATAACTTAGAAAATTTACCAGAAGAAGTTGATGACTTTAGATTTGCAATACTAGACAATAGTAATCCAAGCAACGTAGATTATCATTATATCCCCTTAATTTTCTTAGAAAGTTTCAGCGCACCTGCACTAGTATTAAAGATTGGCAACAATACAATTAAGATGCCAGTAGATTGGCAAATACTGATTGGTGAAAAAGAACACGGAGACTTAGAGACATTACCACTAACAAGTATCAATGATAGAGGATTCAATGCGTTTGAATTTAATCCACTAACAAGTTTCAGTCCTAGCTTCTTGCCAATTGAGATTGTAGATATCTACCATGATGTAACATGGTATGCTCCTAGATTAAAGAACGGTCAATTCTTGTGCGTACCTTTAGAAGATGGACCTAAACCCAAGTGTGTATATTTTGTCAAAGAAATTAGTCGTAACTGCGAAATTATAGATTACTCTCAAGCATTCTAACATGGCAACAAGAAAAGCAGCGGTCCCTACAGATGAAAAGTTTGAAAATCAAGACTTTGATTTGTTTGATGCATTATCCGCTATAGACAAAAAAGACTATGGATATTATGATAGATTGACAACAGAACAGCAAAAGAAGTTTGTTCCTTTCATGTTGATTCAATGGGTGAGTGCAATTAAAGCTACTGGGGATATGCAGGGATATTATCTGATGAGTACAGAGTATCATGCTAATAAATATTTCTTAAACGAAAACATTTACAAACACCCTAGATTACAGTGGTTAATGTTGTGTGCAAGTAGCCCGGGCATAGGCAAGCAATTCCATCAGTGGATACCTAATATTAGTTTGAAAGTAAGTAAACTAGAAACTACTGCAAAAGCTAAAGATATAAAAGAATATTACAAAAAGATTTATCCTAAAGCAAGTACTGATGATATTGACCAAGTAAGCGAAGCGTTTGTTCATCAACAAAAAAGAAAATACACATTAGCTAAGTTGTTTCCTAATTTAAAACAAAGTGACATTGAGACATTGAATGAAATTACAACTGACAACCAGATTAAAGAGTATGAAAGAGACCTTGGAAATTGATAAACCAGTTAAGTATGGTTGCGAATTCTGTAAAAGCGAATTCTTAAAAGAAAGTACTATAGCTAAACACATTTGTGAAAACAAGCGCAGATGGTTGAACAAAGACCTTCAAGGGAATAGAATTGGATTTCAGTCTTGGCTACAATTTTACAAAAAGAACACAGCCGGTAAAAAGAATCGTACATACGAAGAATTCATTCGTAGCGCATACTACATTGCATTTGCTAAGTTTGGTAATTATTGTGTAAATATCAACGCAATTAATGTTAGTATGTATGTTGACTGGTTATTAAAGAATCAAATTAAAATTGACAATTGGTGTAATGATAGTACATATACTAAATATCTTGTGGAATATCTGCGACATGAGGATCCATTTGATGCAATACATCGTAGTGTAGAAAATTCTATTGAGTTGGCAGAAGATGCTAGTATTCAACCACACGATATTCTACGTTACGGGAATGCAAATAAAATCTGTTATGCTATCACAACAGGCAAAATAAGCCCGTGGATGTTGTATCAAAGTAACAGCGGTACCCATTTCTTAGATACATTAAATGAAGGCCATGTTAAAATGATCATTGACTATATCAACCCAGAACAATGGGCAATAAGGTTTAAAAAAGATGCAGTTCTTACTAAAAGAGTTAAAGACACCCTCAGCGAAGCTGGGTACTAGAGTTCGTATACCTTGGAAGAAGGGTGATACAGTTAGTGACTGGGATTCAACTTGTGTCTGGGCAATGGAGCAATTTGGTTTACCGGGTGACAAGTTTTATACACATATGACAG